TTTTTAACATTGCCGCAGACTATTGTGTAAATGGACAATTAGTTCGTGACCGCATTGGCGAACACAATATTGAAGGTATTAAAATCTTCCATGATCCAAAATACTACGGCATGGGTGCCGAAGAAGTCTACGATAAAATCTTTGACGAAATGGACGAAGAAGAGCTCAATCAATTGGGTCAATTATTGGATGACCACATTGACTGGGGCGAGAACGGTAAAGACGGACAGCCTAAATATACTAAAGAAGAATTGAAACAGATTCGTGATGAGATACGCGAAGCTACTATGCAGGCTGCACAGGCCGCAGGTGCTGGTAACACTCCTGCTAGTGTACAACGCATGATTAAAGAATTAATAGAGCCTAAGATGAATTGGCGTGAAATTCTGCGTCAACAAATCCAAAGCACTATCAAGAATGACTACTCATTTATGCGTCCTAACCGCAAGGGCTGGCACATGAGTGCTGTATTGCCTGGAACCCAATTTCAAGAGACAATTGATATTTGTGTAGCAATTGACATGTCAGGTAGTATTGGTGATGAACAAGCCAAAGATTTCTTAACAGAGATCAAAGGTATCATGGAAGAATATAAAGACTTTAAGATCAAAGTATGGTGTTTTGATACCAAAGTGTACAATGAAGCAGACTTTGATGGCTACAATATTGACGAGTTCGATAGCTACGAGCCTATGGGCGGTGGCGGAACCGAGTTCGATGCCAACTGGGAATACATGAAGGAAAATGATATTCAGCCTAAGAAGTTTATTATGTTTACAGATGGCTATCCTTGGGGTAGCTGGGGAGATGAAAACTACTGCGATACAGTATTCATCATCCATGGCAATGATAAGATTGTTCCACCTTTTGGAGAATATGCTTATTACGAATTTGCTACAGAGGCGGCGTAATGGCACTAAAGAATGGCAAGCCCAATCCTTTAGATTATTTTGATCTACGGAGGGTTGAGTTTGCCTGCCCTCATTTTAAATATACACAATTAGACAAATATAACCCTAACTTTGTCAAATCTATCGACTCTTGGATTAAGAAGAATCTAAATAATAGGTATTATATAGGACAGGGAATTACCTTAGATAATACTAATACTATTGTGTATACTACACGCATTGGTTTTGAAAGCGAAAAAGAACTCAGTTTCTTCACAATTGCCTGTCCTTTTTTACAGACGAGATAAATTATATACGTACTTTACAAAAGGAGATACTATGACTGATACAGTACAACAAGCGCCAGGCGCAGAAACCCCAAGCACCGATCTAACAATTAACGATCTTAACGCAATGAAAGTTATCATTGATATTGCTAGCTCACGTGGCGCATTTAAACCAAATGAAATGGTAGCAGTTGGTCAAACATATACTAAACTAACTACATTTTTAGAAACAGTGGCATCTCAACAATCTGCCCAACCAGCCGCACCAGCAACTCCACCAGCACCACCAGCAGGAGCTTAATATGGCCCAAGAACTCAAACACGTAGGTCGTGTTATTGCTACTAACAAGAAATGTGTTGTAGCATATCGTACACTACCCGGTGAAGCATATAGTTGTCTAATTGTTCCAACAGAGAACATGCCCGACATTTATCACGATGCTCTTATCAATTTAGTAGAAAGTGGTACTGGACAAAGTTCTTACGAGCTAGCAGAAGCGTTAGACCGTACACAATTTCCAGATGGTTCACGTATGTTACCTTGGCTACACGCCAATAACAGATTGATCAAAGCACCAACTCAAGCTATTGAGATGACACCGGTTCCTGGATCTGGTATTCTTTTAAGTGAATTAAATCAAATTATTGCCGAACAACGCGGTGTAGCAGTAGATGATTTAAGTCTTAAAGAAAACGTAGAAAAAAAGCTAGATGATAAGAAAGAAACAGCAACAGTCACAGAAACTCCTGCTATTGTACAAGCTGACGTTACTCTTAATCAACCAACTTCTTTCGAAAGTCCAGAAGCCGAAGCTAAATGGTATCGTAGTCAAGCCGATAAGCTAGCAAAAGAAGCCGCTAACTATCGTCGTAAAGCAGAGGAATTGGCTCCGACCAAGAAAAAAGTGTAAATGACAAAAACGGGAAGAGTTCTTCCCAAGGATGTTATTGAACACTGGCCAGAAGTATTCGGTGAAGTGCATTTAAATGTGTTACCGCTTAGGTATCTCCATACCGTTTTGGTCAATTTTAAGGATGGCAAAACTTGGGAAATAAAAGTAACAGCAAAGGCTAAAAAAGAAGGTTGGCCTATGTTTGAAAAGAACCTCCACGAACTTTTTAAAACCTATGAAGACAGTATAGACAACATAGATTTTAAATTGGATACGAGTCGTGTTCGTAAAGACATAGAAGCCAGCACTCTAAAATTTTTAAAGAAAAAGAAGTTATAAATAATGGATGTTAGATTACTTAGTTACAGCCAGCCAACTGAAGAATTCGCTAGCATGGGGATTGATGACGCACAAGAACTCATCGCTTATTGTGCCCGTGTGTCCAATCCATCGAATCAACTCAACACAGAGACGTCGGACAAACTCATCCGATATTTGGTCAAACACCAACACTGGAGCCCACTCGAAATGGTCTCCGCCTGTATCGAAATCACAACCACTAGAGACATTGCCCGTCAAATTTTGCGACACAGAAGTTTTAGTTTCCAAGAGTTCAGTCAGCGATATGCTGACCCTACTCGAGACTTGTCGTTTGTATTGCGAGAAGCTCGAAGGCAAGACACTAAAAATAGACAAAACAGTATAGAACTAGATGTTCATGGCAATGATGAAGATCGTTTCCTAGCTTATCAATGGGAACGTATGCAAGAGCTAGTTATTAAACAGTCACGTGAAGCGTATGCTTGGGCTATTGAAAAAGGCATTGCTAAAGAACAAGCTCGTGCTGTATTACCCGAAGGGTTAATTGAAAGTCGTTTATATATGAACGGCACACTACGCAGTTGGATTCATTTTATTGAATTACGTAGTGCTAATGGTACACAAAAAGAACATCAAGAAGTTGCTATTGCCTGTGCTCGAGTAATAGCAGAAATATTCCCCTTAGCTAACGAACTTATCTAAAACTTTCGATTGGAAACATTTTACAATGTTGATCGAACTCATGTGTTAGCCATTCATAATCATTAATCTTAGCAAGCATTGTCGGATCATCTTTATATGTTGATCCGAACCATGTGCCTGCGCTTGCGCCTGCTCTAGCATAATCACCATGTAAGTGTTTATGTCCTTTAGTTACCCAGATTTTCAAACGTTCTTCTGTTTCAACATCATTCTGTCCTGGAATGATACGACTAGATAGTTTAACACATTCTCTAAACGCACTACGCCAGCTACTTAACGGATCACTATTAAACGCTGTAATATTACTTACTTCAGGCATGGCTTTAAATCGTTTGCTAATATTTGTAGTCATATCTGGATTACTAGTATCCATATTAATTGTTAAATCAGTTGGCAATAATTTAACTCCGCCATATCCGTATTCCAAATCATTAATAGGATTACGACTACGCCATACGTGTACAATATCTGTTTCTTCTTCACTTAATTGTAGACTAAAATCAAATGTTGGTAATATTTTAGCATCAGCATCTACTACCCAAAACATATCTGTACTAGATAGTTTGGCAGCTTCTATATGCGCTTTGTGTATACCTTCAATGCCATTTATACGTAATATACGATTAGTAAAGATATTAGCATGTCCCAGTAGCTCTCTATAATTTTGATCTGCATATTTTTCATGAAATGAAATAAACACAACATCATAACCCTTGCTATAACTAGCAATGGTATTCATTTTAATCATGCCTATAAAAAATCTATAGTCTAATTCACGTTTGGTAAATGTCTTGTTCTTAGGAAATAATGCTACACTAGGAGGATTCTTATCGTTATTATTAGGCCAAATGTGTACATACTCTTGTTCGTATTCTGGAGGACGATAATCAAAATTAAATCCCGGAGCAATTACAACATTGGGCCATACTGCCCAAAACATCTTTGTAGTAGTTTTCTTTTGTGCTTCTTCAAACGAATCGGCACGTTTAGCAAAAGGCCATGCTTTTTTTAAACGATCAAAATCTATATCGTTTGTTTGACTAGTAGATCCGATAAAAAATATATCGTACATTATCTTTTCCTAATAATTCTTGGAGTATTACTATAAACAGTTTTAAAGAATTGACTACCAGCTCCATCGAGGTTGGCAATTTCTAATCCACATTTTTCTCTAAGTTCGTTGCCTAAAAAATTAATATAAGCACTAGCTTTTCCAGGTTCAGAATCGGCGTGATTATCTTCCCAACGTTTTGTTAAGTAATCAAAATCACGAACATTACTATAGTCCCAATCAGTACAATTAGTAAGATATGCGCCTTCACGTGCTCCTAATATACTCCATATTCCGTTTTCAACATCTGCGCCCACACTTGACCATATAAGTAATCTATGATAATTTTGCCACCAAACAGACTGTAATTTTTCTACCTTAGCACCTTGATCTAAACTCATCTTTACACCTTCACGGAAACCTGCTCGCCATGCTTGGAATGGACTGGCATTAGTATAGCTTTCACTGTAGTTTTCATTAAACTGATAATATAAATCATCAAAACAAAACTCAACTAATCCTTTAGTATCCGTAGGATCGCTGTTTTCATGTGTACGCATTTCATTTACAAACTTGCGTGTCCACAATTTTAATCCGCCGTTGCCGTACATAAGTCCATTAACATAGACACGGCCGCACCAACTAAACACATGATTAAGCGTTAATCCTAATTTTTCTAAATCTATTTCTACTTCTAAAAATTTAGGATCAATAATATTATCGCCGTCTACTGTAACAAAGTATTCTGTTTCACTTAAGGCAGCGCAAGCCTTGTGTGCCGCATCGCTGCCTTTTACTCCGTGAACACGTTTAGCCCAAGGCACCTTTGTTAATAAATCTGCGTAATTTTTTTCAGCATTTGGTTCATCATAGCTGAGATATATTATGTCTTGTTCTATAATTTTAATCATTTATATTAAGTCCGTAAGATTTAAAAAATTTTCTAGTAGATATAGATAATTTTTCTATTTGAGATTCAAGTGTGCTTTCAAAACTATATCTAAGCACATCCGATTTTAATAAATCGTGAACTCGAAGATAAAATGTTCTAATTAAAAAATCAAAATCATTTTCTAATGTAACAAAAACAACTAAAGTGGCATCATATCTAGAACCTTCTAAATTTTGTCTGCCTGTATCAGTAACAGTAAACTCCCATTGTTTTTCAGTTTTACTATAATCAATTATAAATTCAGTATCGGTTGTAGATGGATCAGTAATCCATGTTAGACTTTTACTTTTAAAATTAAATTCATCGTAAGTTTGTTGTGTAATTAATCGAGTGTCAACTGTATTGTCTAAATTTATACGTCGGTCAATTATACATTCGTGAAATTTGACTTTATGAGAAGTTATATCAGTGTGTTGATCTTTTGTAATTAGCGCATAATGCT